GGGCGGTTATCGGCGGACAGTAGAACGTGTGCCGGGGTCGAGGGACCTCAGCGCATCCGGACCCCCGTAGCGTGACGGCTGCGGGGGTCCACCCCTATCCGGTATAGCTCAGTTGGCAGAGCAGCGGGTTGTTACCCCGTGAGTCGCAGGTTCGAGTCCTGCTGCCGGAGCGCACCCATCCCATCTACGGAGGAGCCCGTGCCCGAGTTCAGTCAACCCGCAGCCGAGCTGCACAAGTTCCAGGCCAGTTTCGACAGTGACTGCGAGAACTGCCCGGACGAGATCCAGGAGGGCGACATGATCGCCTACCTGCCGGGGGACAGCCGTCCCTCGTGTCCCGAGTGTGTCGCCGAGTTCGGAGAAGACGCATGACCTACAAGGACAGCAAGATCCAGAAGTCGGCGGAGCGGCTGGAGCACATGGCCATCAAGGCCCTCCAGATCTTCGTGCTCTCCGTCGTGGCCGCCCTGCTTCTGGGCGTCTACGCCCTCGCTGACCTGGTCCTCTGACCGTCAGCTCATAGACTGGGACGGGGCCCCTCCTGTCAACAGAGACAGGGGGAGCTGGACACTCAAAGGGGCCCCGTCCCCGATCATCCGGAGGAACAGAAATGGACTCGTGGTCCACCTTCGGGACGGAAGTCAGAAGTCGCGTGAGCCAGCGCGGTCCCCGCTGCGGGGTCGCCCTCATGCTTGACGACCTGCCCGACAACGCCCAGGCTGCGGTGCGCAGAGCACTGACCGACCGGGCCATCACCACCACCGCCATCCAGGACGGCCTGAAGGTGCGAGGCGTCAACCCGCTCCCTTCGCTGTTCACCCTCGGCAATCACCGCCGTGGCCGATGCAAGTGTGAGTCATGACCGTCCGTGCCGTTGATGACGACGGCGACTGGGGCTCGTTCTCCGAGGACGCCCAGGCGAACAGCAACCTGGAGCAGGTCAAGGCTGAACGGGACCGGCTGGCCCGCCAGTTGTACGAGGTGAAGCACCGGCGGGCCGACTACCTGGACACCGTCCGGCAGGCCGTCGAGGACGCCGTCGGCGAGATCCAGCTCGAGCCTGTGCCGCCGCCGGTGGCCGAGGCGGCCGGACCGGGCGACGAAGAGTATGCCGTCGCGTTGCTCTCCGACCTCCAGACCGGCAAGATCACCCCCGACTACAACTCGGAGGTCGCCCGGGAGCGGGTCCTCCGGTACGCAGACAAGATCATCGCCATCTCGAAGGTCCAGTCGGCCGACCACCCGGTCCGCCACTGCAAGGTCCCCATGCTGGGCGACATGGTCGAAGGGGTGGACATCTTCCCCGGCCAGCAGTGGCTCATCGACTCCACCCTGTACGCCCAGGTGTTCAAGTCCACCCCGACGATCATCGTCGACTTCCTCCGGCGGCTGCTCACCCACTTCGACACCGTCGAGGTGTTCGCCGTCCAGGGGAACCACGGTCGCCTCGGCCGGAAGGGCATGTTCGGGCCGGAGGACAACGCCGACAAGATGACCTACCGGGTCGCCGAGCTAATGATGGCCGACGAACCCCGGGTCACCTGGCACATCGCCGACCCCGAAGGTGAGCGCGCCTGGTACATGATCATGTACCTCGGCAACTACTCCGCCCTGCTCATCCACGGAGACCAGATACGGGGCCACAGCGGCTTCCCCTGGTACGGCCTGGGCAAGAAGGTCCAGGGCTGGGGTTCCGGCGCTCTCGGCGAAGACAGCGACTTCCTGGACGTCTTCATGGGCCACTGGCACCAGCTCGCCCGCATCCCGCTCAACCACCGGGCCGTGTGGGTCAACGGATCCACCGAGTCCACCAACACCTACGCCAGTGAAAGCCTGGCCGCCCAGTCCGACCCCGCCCAGTGGCTGCTGTTCGTCGACCCCCGGAAGGGGAGAGTGACGGCCAGCTATGGGGTAGACCTCAAGTAGCAGCACACCATCCCGAAGGAGAACCCATGCCCACGAACGTCTGGCTCATCACCATCGACCTGAAGGACACCTGGCAGAACTTCCAGGCCCTCGGCCTGGAGACGTCGGTCGAGCAGATCGTTACCCGGATCAAGGGATCCGGCTGGCGTGAGCTCACCCCCTACCCGGACACCTTCGACGAGCTCATCTCCAACCTGGCCGCCTCGGAGACTCTGGACGAGTTCAACTCCTGGTGGGCCGAGGTGTACGACCTGGCCGACGACGACCGCATCTGGATCACGACCTTCTAGGAGGCATCCCATGGCACGAGGCAAGAACCCTGGCGACGACTTCGACAACCAGTACAACCAGTCGCGCCGTCGGGCCGAACCGAAGAAGCAGGCTGGCCAGTCCCACTGGTCCGACGACAAGGTGATCCGGGACGCGGGCCGTCTGCGCGAACCGTCCGGCGAGGAGAAGGGCTGCGGCAAGGCGACCCTGTACGCCGTCGGCCTCGGCGGAGGCTTCGCCTACGCGATGGAACTGGTCAGGGGGCTGATCGTGTGACCGGCTACGGCTACGGGCCGCCCCGCCCCGGGGAGGGCTACAACGTCGCCTCCCTGGTGCTCGGCCTCGTGGGCGTCTTCATCCCCCTGATCGGAGTGATCACCGCCCCCCTGGCGATCATCTTCTACGTGGCGGCGGAACGCTCGCGCGTCAGCAACGGCATGGGGGTCACCGGCCTGATCCTGGGCGTCCTGGTGACCCTCGGCTACCTGGCCTTCGGGCTGCTCGTCCTGTTCACCCCGTTCATCGCCAGCCTTGACGCCGTCTGATGGCGACCAAGAAGGCGGGCAAGCCGCCGATCGACCCGGACCGGCTGGAGGAGATCCGGCGTGACGCCTCCTCCGGCCGGAACTGGGCCGCAGAGACCGGGTACGGCCCGGCCTGCCAGTGCGGCATGAAACCTGAAGCCGGTCACCGCACGGTGGCCGGTATCCCCGTATGGAGGGGATGTCTGAGACATGCATAGGACAACGACTTCCTGTACCTACTGCGATCACCCGGTCGGCCTGCACGGCAAGATCGGATGCATCTACCCGGTCGGCTCCGGCTACTGCAAGTGCGCGATGTTCGAGGAGGGTGAGCTGAGCGACTGCCAGGCCACGTACGACGGCTTGCAGTGTGACCAGAAGGTGCACACCAACCTCGTCGAACATGGTGCGCCCGCCCCGAACGGCATCGGCCGTGTCCGCTGGACGAACGCGGTGGCCCACTGGCCCGTCCCGGACAAGACGGCGGCCGACGCGGAGAACGAGTCGGCCCGGGACGACCAGGTCGGCGGGGAGCACTACCGCAAGTTCAAGATCCAGCCGTGGGATGTGGTCGACGAGTACGACCTCGGCTTCTATGCCGGGAACGCGCTCAAGTACCTCCTGCGGGCCGGGCACAAGAACGACGCCCTCGAAGATCTCCGGAAGTGCCGCCACTACCTCGACAAGCTGATCGAACGCGCGGAGGCTGACGATGTCTAAGGACAAACTGGTTCTCGCCGACCCGGACGACTTCCGGGTGATCATCATCACCGACGGCACCACCACCACGGCGGAAATCCTCGTTCGGCGGCGACAGCTCGGTGTCGGCACGGCCCGCAGGCGCAAGGGTGACCGGCGGGACCACGAGCTGGGCGAGTCGCTGGCCCTGGAGCGCGCCTTCCGCGTGGCCGCCGACCGGCTGGCCAAGACCCGGCGGATGCTGTACGGGGATCTCGATGGATGACCTGGTCGTCACCAAGCTGCCCGGCCGGTCGGGCCTCTACCTCGCGATCCAGAACGGTGCGACCATCGAGACGATCGCCCGTTTCACGAAGGGGGCCGAGTCGGCGACCAAGTTCGTCGACTGGTGCGTCCAGGCGGGGATCAAGTACGAGAAGCCCACCGATCAGGAAGGTGAGTAAGATCGCCTACTTCGGCCGGAAGCCCAAGAAGCCTGGGTCCGTCCCGGGTGCCGGGTCCGGCTTCCAGCAGGAAAAGCGGGAGGAACGGGTCGAGCGGTTCGTTGCAGGACTCGGCGACGCCCGGCCCTCCCGGCCAACCCGCGCCAGCAGGGCCGTCAGGAACCTGCGCGCGGGCCGAACAGAGAGGAAGGCACGCTAGTGGTCTATTCGGGCCCTCAGAAGTACCCAGGGGCCTCCCTGGCCTACTGGTACCAGGACAACTACGGCGGCACCCAGATGGAGGCCAACGTCTGCGTCTGGCACACCACCGAGGGCACCACGCTGCCGAGCTACGGCGGAGGGGCGTCCGCGCCCACGATCACCGCCGTGCCCGATATCGCGAACCGTCGGCTGAAGTGGTACCAGCACTTCGACATCGACCGGTCGGCGCGCGCCCTGGTGAACAAGTCGGGCGGCGTCCAGACGAACAGCGCCAACTGCGTCCAGGTGGAGCTGGTCGGCACCTGTGACCCGGAGACTCGAGACCGGTGGCGGGCCGCCGGACGTTCGTTCATCTTCTGGCCGGACGCCCCGGACTGGGCGCTGGCCGAGGTGGCCAAGTTCGTCCGCTGGCTGTCCACCTATCACCGGGTGCAGATCAAGTCGACTGTCACCTGGCGGGCGTACCCGGGCAGCTACGGCAACAGCCCGGTGCGACTGTCGGGGGCCCAGTGGAACGCCTACTACGGCCACCTGGGACACCAGCACGTACCGGAAAACGACCATGGCGACCCGGGGAACATCGACTTCGCCCGGATCGTTCAGCACGCCCTCGCGGGCACCGACACAGGGAGCAACGTGGCACTGACCGAAGACGACATCCGGAAGATCTTCGTCACCGACGGGATCATCGCGGCCCCCGACGGCCAGGTCAACAACACGCACTGGGCGTTCGCCTCGTACGTGAAGGCGACCCACGCCGAGGCCGTCGAGGCGCGTCGGCTGGCCCAGGAGATCCGCAAGTACTCGCTCGACTACCACGGCAAGCTGCCGGACGGTACCGAGGACCCGGACGACGTCTACGAGTACATCCGCTCGACCAAGGAGGCCGTTATCCGCGTCGAGAAGGCGGTGGATCGGCTCATCGCCCAACTGGGCGAGTAGGGTTTCAAGTTGGAAGGCCCCCGGGTATATACAACCTGGGGGCCTTCCCCTATCCCATCACCGGAGGTGTTCCATGGCACGACCCACGCCCGAAGAGATCAAGAAGTGGTACCGCGACCTGACCATTCTGCTGAACCGACTCGAAGGCGCGGGCGAAGAGTTCAGCCTGTTCGACGCCTCCGACAACATGTCGATCGTCGGCCTCACCGGCCAGGCCTACAAGTCCAACACCCGCGTACCCGGCACCTGGAGCTGGCAGTGACACAGGAACACAAGAACAAGAGCGCCCAGAAGCGGACACCCGAGGAGCAGGGCCACGAGGCGAAGGACGTCCGCAACGAGGAACTGGCCAGCCAGACCGATGCCACCGTCGCCGACATCGACGACGTCCTGGAAGACCAGCTCGACGCCGAACTCCTGGCCG